AATGCTTGGTTAAAACTTATTAGGAATGGCCGTATTCATCATCACTGTTCCGTTGGATTCAAGAGAGTGGCGACCAAGGAGTTGAAGCGGCATATGGGGCCAATTACGGGTTTGATCTATCTTGAGAATGTCAGGATGATAAAGCCGAGAAAGAATAAGAGTGTCAAGAGACCGAGGAGGTTTGAACCATCCATAAAACTTCTGAATTACTGGGATGTCATAGTTAATTATGTTGTGACCAATAATTGTTGAAGCTTCTTCAAGCATCGTGATAGCACGAGCAATGGGTTCACGAGTGCCTTGGTCATTGAAGACATAAGACTCACCGTTATCAATGTCCTTGATAGCAACACAGTGAATAGTGGATACGTTGTTGTACAGGCCGTTGGTTTCGATGTCAAAGAGGAGGTTCATTCATTGATCCGATAACTTGGATCTTTAATCGTGGCCTCCATCGCCTTGACCACATCAGCACGAAACGGTTGAGCACGAGCAACCATCTCAGGTGTTGGAGGATTAGGTCGCTTAAGTTCAGAAGTCTGTTGTTGCATTAAACTTTGGTTCGATTTTATGTTCAATGAAGCGTGATGTAGCAAGTTCATAAGTCAATTCACAGCACTCTCCAACTTCACCTGTGTATCGGTTCTTAAGAACCCGTACTGTTGTGGTGCTGTTAGTTTGCTGGTTACGCTCCAAGGCAATAACGGCGTCACTTAGTTGAGCTATGGATGCCGATCCGCGCAGTTGCCCAAGGGTGACACGAGCACCTTCCTCGTGGTTCTGATCACTAGAAGTACGCTTGAGGTGTGATACAAGGAACATCGAGATCCCTGTACGTTCCACTAGTGAGCGAAGACGGGTCATTGTTTGATCAATGATTCGCCGTTCATCACCATCTAATCCACTCAGCAAAATACTGAGGTGATCAAGAATGACAACCTTTACATCTAGACCCTGAGCTAAATACTCAACTCGGTTGTAGATCACATCGGGATCAAATGAACCAAACCCATCAAATAGGTAGAGGTTCCAATCCTTTAGTGTCTTGTCGTAAGCACTAGTAAGCTCCTCACGGGTGTGCTCTCCTATGTGGAAGGCTTTACCTTCAGCGCAGGACATCAATCCCAAGGCGGTTCTACGGTTACTTTCTTCAAGTGCCAAGTAGCCAACCCGCTCTCCTTTGTTAAGAAGGTGAGTTGTGAGTTCACGACAGAAGCTGGATTTACCAATACCAGAGCCTGCAGTAATTGTGACAAGCTCTCCATATCTGATCCCGTGTAGCTTCGTTTGCAATCCACTGAATGGGTACTCATGAGCACAAGGTGGGTTAGGAGTAGTGATTACCTCAAGGAGGTTCTTCGCTTCGACAATGCCATCTGGGCGGAATGGCTTTGCATTCCAGATGGCTTCCCTAATCTTTTGTGCCTCACCCGCCTGGAGTGCATCGGAAGCATCCTTCCAATCATCGAGACGAGCAATCGTACATTTGCCTGGTGGGAGAACGCTTGCCGCATCCTTCGCTGCCTCACGGCCATGCTCGTCATTGTCGAAGAAGAGGACAATCTCGTCATAGCCCTGGAGCCACTCAAGCTGCCTTTGTATCGCCCGCTTGGCCGACTTGGCACCATCCGGTATTGATACCATCGGCCACCCCGGCATAGCTTCCTGACAAGAAAGAGCATCGATTTCGCCCTCTGTGCATACAACTCGTTTCCCATGACTTGGGAAGAGATGCTGTCCAAATAAGGTGTGGTCTGTGTTTTGTCCATCCCAAGAGAAAGTCTTTTCTTTGGTCCTTATCTTTGCTCCGCAGCAGATTCCATCACGGGTGAAGTAATGAAAAAAGAGGCGGTCTGCTTCTCGATGTACTCGATACTTTTTGCAGACCTCCTCACTGATACGCCGCTTAGGCAGTGGTTCAGGAGAGCCCCTCAACATGAAGGTCATTCGTTGTTTTGACGATGGTTGGTAATCAGATCCGTCACCAGGCTCGTAATAGTTACAGCCAAAGCAGA